GTACCCTGGATAGCAGCCCGGATTTGGGTCATTGCCTGCGCTGTCGGCGTACCCTGTTTGGTCAATGAAGCGACTGCACCCAACACCTGATCAATACTGATCCCGTATGCGGCCGCAATAGGCGCAACCTGGGCTATGGAGGCTCCTAATTCGCCAAATGTAGTCTTACCCAATCGGACAGTTGTAAAAAGCTGATCCGAGACTGTACCAGCCTCCTCTGCTGACATCTTATAAGCATTCAGGATCGTTGTAACAGCATCGGCTGCCGTCTCGGTTTCTGTAAGCCCTCCCACGGCTGCTTTAGCCGAAACTTCTAGAATCTTCATACCATCTGCCCCATCATGACCGGCAGAAACAATACTATAGAGTGCTTTGGCGGCCTCCGGAGCCTTAATCGGTATCTCTTGGGTTATGGACATAACCTGATTCATAAAACCGGTCATATCATCCGTCACCTGCGTGGAAATGGTCGCCACTTCCAGCATGTTCTTCCGGAACTCTTTTTCAAAGTCGTATGAGCTTTTTGCAGCTTGTGCAAAAGCAGTTGCCGCACTGATACCGATACCACTGAATATATCAAAAGAGGTCACCTCGCTTGCCAGAGTCTTGATAATTCCCATAGCCTCGCGTTTCCCTTCGTATAAACCGGAGTTGTCGATACCAGTAGCCATAAATAAGGCTCCATCCCTATTTTTGATTCCCATAATCCTTTTATGGTAAAATATAAACTAAAAGCATTTGTATTCAGGAATCTTTTGTATATTTGCTGTATGAGTCCAACGGTTTTTTATAAAAATGGAATGCGTTTCTTTTTCTTCTCTTTAGAAGAAAACAGAATGCATATACATATCAGACAGGCAGAAAAAAAGGCTAAAATTTGGATAGAACCTTCTATTTCTTTGGCTGAGAATAAAGGTTTTTCTTCAACTGAAATTTCAAACATACTAAAGGAGGTACAAAAACATGAGCGTATTATTAGAGAAAAATGGAACAACCACCGCGGAAGTAACAATGATTAATGCACGCGGTATCCTCCTTTTCGTAGGAGGAAAGGAATATTATCTATCGTATGACAGATATCCTTGGTTTAGAAATGCAAAAGTCTCGGATGTATTGGATGTAACCATGCCGGATGAAGAATCGTTGCGTTGGGATGCAATCGATGTGGATCTTGAGATTGACAGCATAATTCATCCGGAACGTTACCCGATATCTTTTTAACGAACAAAGCCCTGCTAACTTCACAGTCCGCAGGGCTTTCTTACTACCAAACAAATCAAAATTTATCACTATGACAAAACCTTTTCTCTACTTTCAATGTAATATATAGTTATGCAGATAAAACTTTCTTTATCCGTTTCACATGGCCTGTATCGAAGTCAACCATTTCAACCCATTCTCCATCTTCCTCTTTAATTGACGTATCTTCCGAATGAAAATCTTTGACCCTTCGATTCATCAAATAACCACGTTCACGAAGCATGCCGACCAACAAAACAAAGCTGCTATCCAATATTTGTTCATGAGAATAGCCGAAAGCCTCGTTGCAGGTCACTAAGAACATGAAGCTGCTTTGAGGGCCTTCTTCTTCCATGTCTCGCTGTTTTTCTGAAGGGCTATTATCTCCACTTCGCTTAACGGGCTCACAGCTTCCAGCGCTATGATAGTACGAGAAAAAGGGTTACAGCCTACCCGGTACAAGACGGCATTCAGAAGGATATAGATATCCTCCCATGTACAGTTGTCTTTCAGAACTTCCCGGAACCAGGCCGGCATATCACCTTTCTTATTATGAATGCCAAGACATACGATTTCAAAGATAAGTTCGTCATATTTGGCTATCAGTTCGGCGACCTGATTGGAAAATCCTTTATTCTTATCAGCAATCAAAACTTCTCTATCCTCTTTATCGATATAAAGCAAAAGAGGCTTTATTCGAAACCAGGTGCGGACAGTGATCGGGGTTATGGCGATACTATCCCCTACCGTCTTTCCTTCCGGTAATGATTCAAGCCGGGTAAATTCAAACGGAATACTTACCGGCTGGCAGGAAACGGATTCACTCTCCAGTTGAAGTACTTGCTTTACACTCATGGCTTTTCACTTGATTTTGTAATTTCTCAACTTCTCTCCATATGGCGTTATTAATATCCTTCCCAAATGAAATACATAGTACTTCTGAATTTGGTTTTGTCAATTTGATAAACAAATTCTGAAGAAAATACTCATAGTTATCAATTTTACATTGCATCTTAGCAATCGTTTCTACAGCTCCTGCATCCATAATCGTTTTCGATTAAAATATAAAAGCCCCGGATAGTTCCGAGGCTTTCGATAACCGAAACAACAGTCCTTAATTATTCTGCTGCTTGTACGGCTTCTGTTTCTGCGCTTGTCTTCTCTCCGGAATACAAACCGTTTGCCATAAACTTGACAAGGATTTTATCGCCTTCATTTTCCGGCTGGATCATATAACTGTCACCAATAGCCCCCTCAATATCTTGGGCTTCTCCCTGGCCATCCACTTTACGTTGCCATTGGAAATCACCAGTCGCTTCCGCAGGTGTCAAGGTGGCCATAAGCGTTTCACCAACTCTGGGTGTACCGGTGATTGCAACTGCCGTTACCGGAGTAAGGGTTACATTCATCACCGCCCGACCGAACGAAGATCGTTGCTGCCCAGCAGAGGTAATTGCTGCCAAACGGGTACATTTAACTAGCAAAAGGTCTGTTTGTTCTGAAGACGGAGCCTGACTCAAGCGGGCACTGACTTTACAAATGGCAAATGTATATTCCGTATACTTACCTTTGTACGGTGTTGTCTGTATCTTGAACGATTTGCGGATATTTGGAATATCAATCGGAGCATTCCACTTACCACCACTTACAGAACCACCACAAAACGCGAGCATCTCCTGAGCTGTCGGCGACGGGATAGCAAATTCAAAACTATCCGGGTCGCCAGCCTTATCGAATGACTCCCAGGGATCTTTCATCCCTTCCGCACGGAAATCGACAGAGGTCGCTTCATTGAAATTGAAAGCAACTGAGCCTTCATGAACGATCGGACACTGTGTATAAATAGAGGCCGGAACACCATCACCGGGGTCACCATATCCTAAGAAGGATACGCCTACCGCCAAACTTCTTTCATTAGCCATATTCTTAATCTATTTCTGTTATTACTTCAAATCTTATATTCGTACAATCGAAGCCTTCTTTTGCTTCGCCAAGAGGTTCGGACCATACGATCCGAGATTTCCAATACATGCCGAAAGGAGGTGTGATATTTCGTAGTGCAGACTTAACTTTTCGTGTCACTCCTTTCATTAGCTGTCGATCAGGCCTGCCTTTCGCTTGATTCTTCACAAATACGTTGATATTAACCGAACCTTTATTCACAACCTCTGTTTCATTTAACGTGAGCATCCGGATTGTGATATGATTCTTTGTCTCACCATCACCAGAGCGATCTTTGTACAGAATAAAGCTCGTACTGACCGGTTCAACCGCATCATACACGATATCTACTATATCAAACTGATCAGCCATGTTCAATATCCTTTCTCAGCGAGTTTATCAAATAACATTCGACTCTGTTTCTTGATCCAATCCTCGGCATGTTCCGTGGCAACGGAGATAACATCCAGATTTTCGATTGCTTCCACATACTTGGCATAAGGCATAGCGGCTACACCAATCAATACCCAGCCATTCTTATAAAGGGGTAGTAATTCTGATACGAGCCTTTTAGCCTCTCTCAATCCCGTATATTTATCGGTACCTTTCTTATCTGACAACTCGTAGTTCTCGGTCAATATATCGCCATCCTTGACGATCACATAACCGATAGAGCTACGGAGGTTACCAGTATGATCCTGATAGTTTCCTTTCTTTCGGGCAATCTTCACGAACTCTTCCCCGGCACGTTGCAATAATTTGTATATCCGCTCTTCCGCCCGGTCCACATAATAATCGAACCAACGTTCTACTTCTCTATCGCTCCACATCGGAGTCAAACCACCTTTCCTTGCCATAAGCTACACATAGATTACAGAGTGAGTCTGAAACGGTTCCCAGCTAATGATATCCACATCGAGAGCGATACTGTCAATCCGGATATGCTTCGCATTTTCCACAGGACGGGCCTTTGTCGAGAACTCACCGTGTACGATAAATTCCTTCCCATCGACATTCCGCTTCAATTGCTGTCCGCTATTGGATGGAAAGTATTGCCCTGTAACCTCTATTTCCGTCGGTTCTCCGGCAACCCATTCCCCTTTTACCAATTGTCCGGATTGGATTGTTACTATCGCTTTATGTGAATACCGTCTTACCATCTGTTTCGTGCCCTTCCTTTTGGAACTTCAATCTTATTCCCGATCAGTTCTGCTTTCTCCGGTTCTCCACCTTCCCTATACAGCCGTTTTGCCGTAGCGTCATACCAGGAACGAGGATAAGTGATAGAGAGTTTGTTTTCTGTGAAGTCCGGTAGACCACCGACCATTGAATACAGGTCGGCAGCCACCAGCTTTTGTTTTTGAATATCGATCGTCTTACTATCCTCTGTACCTTCAAGGCCGCGTCCCGGCAAAACGACGTTGTCCAAAAAATCTTCACAGTCGGCAAGACCGGGATAAGCAAGTATTGTATCTCGGATCGTCTTATCCATGGCCGTTATTCTCCGTTTTCGGTATCCTGAATCGTTTGATCTTCCGGTTCAACAGTTTCACCTAAGAATGTTGCCGGGATATCATCCGTACCTTCAGTATCTTCAGATGCGCTCCAATCCTTGCCATCCACCTTCATGATGAACATGGCATCCGGATCGTTTACGACAGGGATAGCATTTGCTTCTGCTTTCGTCCATTCCTTGAACGGTTCCAGTTCAGACCATTTGGTAACCAATACCCAATCCTGTTTTACCATGAGGGCAATCTTCTGCAAGGTAGCGGAAGATTCGGCTGCAATCGGTCCGTGTTGGATATCACCAACCTTCAAATCCTCCAAGAAACATACACGTTTACGCTCCCACGGATTGATCGTCTTACGACGATGAGCCTTGTCCTCGATACGGACAGACGGATTCACAGTAATGATCTTCACCGGGATTTCCTGTTCGGCCAGATACTCGTTGATAAGATTTTTCGTCACCAATATTTTTGAAGACGAATTAACCCATGCCTTCAATGTGTCGAATGTTGATTTCTGCTTCTTCAACAAAGAGAAGTCAGCCACGTGCATCACTACATAGCGAATCGTTACTCCCTCGGCAGAAGCAGCAACAACCGTATCTTCGATATCCTGCAAGCCGTTGGCCGTTGAAGCGTTGCTCCAATCTACAGAAGATTTACGCTGGTTCTTCTTCGGCATATCACAACCAACAAACTCAGCCGTAACGACACCGCTATTATTCTTTGCCGACAAATGGAAACCCGCACGGCTCATGAGCTGCATACACCACCATTCGAAACGGGCACGGACAGAGTTATACACGAAATCCTGATCCTTGAAAGCCAGGTTCAGCAATGCCAATTGATCTGCGTCACCCTGTGCGTCACGTTCCAACTGTTTGTACTCGTTGTAATCACTTTCGTTCATACCACGCTTAACGGCTGTCTTTGGAATATCACCGGACAACTTGCTGATTACCTCGCGCGTCTTCTGCGGAGCGGAAGCGTCAAAAGAGATCACATCTGCCATTACCGGAGCACCCTTCTCGCCGGTCAGTGTCTCCCACTTCAACGAAGTCTTTCTTTTCACCCCGAAGAAGTTCGGGAAAACGACTGGTTTCACATGGCGGGTATTCAAACGAGCCGCCATGTTCTTTTTATTCACCTGTTTAATTAAACTTCTTTCCATATATCAGATTTTAATGGATTACACAAAACGGATAAACGACATTAATGCCTTTAAGTCCTTATCTACTGGGAACGGCATACAGGATTCGTTTACCGTACCTCTTACCAATAACCCGGACTGCTGGTTAGCTACAGTCAAGTCGACTTTATTCATCGTGACGACCAATTCGCCATCATAAGGTAACTTGGCGGCTTTCGCAGCCTGCTTGTCTTTAGCCTGAACCAATACTTGACCTTTTGTTGCAGCCCCAATCGTTGCTGCCAGCGTAATCGTATCGAAATCCGCATTACTCTTATCAATAGCTGTGATCTTATCGGAAGCGCCAGTCAAAGCGCCACCAATCGTCACGAAGTCACCCACACCAAACAGATGATTCTTGGACACCTTATAAGTAGTTTCATTGCCAGCATCGGAAGCCATCGCCGTCTTCAATACATGATACAGCCCAGTTTCCGGATCTTTCACCACGATCACGATCGGAGGAAGCTCGTCCAACGACTTGCCATTGAACAAAGCGTTCCGCAAATCCCGGCGGTCAATCGTCCCACCGCCGATCACATCCTCAATAATCTTTTCAATTCCGGGAGGATACTGGAATTCTCTTTCTCTTTTTCTGTACATAACGTTACACTTTTCTTGGATTATTCAATACCCAGGTTCACCACACCGGGATTATTTGCGCTCTTGTCGGCATCTTGATCCATCAGCTTCGCCCAATCCGCCTCGGAACGCTCCGGAAGATTCACGGAACCGGGAGCGTAATCACCACGGGCCACGGCATCATCGATCGCCTTTTGCTGGATTCCGGTAAACTCTTCGGAAAGCGCCTTGATTTGATCCTCGATAGAGGTTTCCGAAGCCAAGTCCACACGTCCCAGCCAGCTATCCGGAAGACCGGCATCCTTCAACTGCTTACGGACTGTTTCTTTCTTAGCCTCGTTTGCCGAGTTGGTAATGGAATCGCCCACCTTCTTAGCCATATCATCGACGCTCTTCCTCATACTTTCCAGATAAGCTTTCAGTTCCGGGCTAAGATCCTTCAACAGCTCTTCTTCCGTTTTCTTGTTCTTATCCGGATCTTCTACCGGTTTACCATCCTTCAACCCATGCTTGGCTTCATAAGCGGCGACAGCGGCCGTTTCAGCCGTAGTCTTAGCTTCATTCTCCGCTTCTTGGATTGCCGGAAGAATATTATCCTTGAACAGGTCCACGAAAGCCTCCATCCCCTCGGCTTTCTCAATCTTGAACGTTTTCTGAATACGTTCCGCATACTTCTCCGGCACGCCTTTTGTCTTACATGCCGCCTTGATTAAATCTAAAATTGTCATAAGAGTTTTCTGTTTAAAATATAAGGGAGGGGAAGAAAATTCCGGGTATAAAAAAAGCCCACCGGACAACCGGCAGGCTTTCATCTCTAAATTATTCCTATAAGAATCTATCTTGTCAAATCATGTGATTGGATCTAAGCCATTGTTTGCCAGAAGGCGTAAGGCAATAGATCAAAAATGCGGCACAAGGTATGCCTATCACGGCGAATCCAATTATAGCTCCCATTACTTATCCTCCTTTTTCTTATTCGTTAATACCAATCCTGCTATTAAGGCTAAAATAGAAGACGTAAAGCCTAGGCCATAAATCAGCCACTTATTATCTTCCATATCCTTGAATAAAGACGCTACCACTACACCTGTAAAGATATATTTCGAGACATCAATCAAATAGTTTCCTAATTTCTCTTTCCACATAACGCAAAAATAGCACAACAAGATGAAAACGCAAAGGTATTTCTATTTTTTCTTGTGGGATTCAGAATTAGTGCTCATCTTTGTGGTGTCTATCATATTTAACTAAGGGATGTGGGCATTTTTTATGCACACACATTTATTGTATAACGATATTTGGTATTCGTGTACCCCTGTGTGGAACTGTAATGGGACCACAACATCCCTTGGAATGTGATAGACAGCAGGAAAGGCACGAATACCTTTTTTTATTATATATGTCTATCAATTCCAAGGATTCCAATGCCGCCAACAATAGTAACGGCAAAAGGACGGCCCAACCCTCCGAAATGGGTAAATACTCCACTCCAGAACTGCAAGCCGCATTCAATACCGGTCGAGAAATCGGAAGAACCGAAGGGATGCTGTACTACATCAAACATGCTTCCGAAAATATGCAAAAGGAGGCTGAGAAGTTAAATTCGAAACTACAGGCACAAAAAGCGAAAGTATAGAAGGTATCGCCATCTGCCTCCGGAAAAAGAAAATCTGACTTATATATTACTTCAGAACGTTCTAATCCGGAGCTCGTGGCTGTTCTCCAGAGAAAGATATTAATAAAGGGCATTGATTGGAATTGCAAACAGCCACAATAGGCAATTCCGGTCTTTGCCCTTTCACTTTTAAATACGACTCATTATGGAAGCGAAGATACAATATTTCCAAAGTCCGGTATTCGGACAAATCAGAGTTACGGTTATAGATGATAAACCAATGTTTGTGGCCAATGATGTGGCAGCGATGTTAGGGTATAGTAATCGATATGATGCTATCAATAGACATTGTAAGGGGGTCGTGAAACACGAGGGGGTCTCAATCACAACAAACCAATATGGTAAAAGTACAGAACAGAAAGTAGAAATCTCTTTCATCCCAGAATCCGATGTTTACCGCTTAGTTATGCGCTCCAAATTACCCGAGGCAGGAAAGTTCCAAGACTGGGTATGCGAAGAGATCCTCCCCGCCATCCGCAAAACCGGCGGTTACATGATTGCCAAAGAAGACGAGACACCGGAGGAGATCATGGCTCGTGCCTTATTGGTTGCCAAAGACACCATGAAGCGCAAAGAAGAACGAATCCGGCAGCTGGAGAAAAAAGTTGAAACCGTAGTAAAAGAAAACAACAAACTACGTCCCAAGGCAGACTTTATGGATAAAATAATGGATGCGGACGAACGTATCGACATCGGCCAGTCCGCAAAAATCCTGAATCTCCCATTCGGCAGAAATACCTTGTTCCAAAAACTTCGTGATATGGGTGTATTCTTCAAGAACAAGAACGAACCGAAGCAGGAATATGTGAAGCGTGGTTATTTCGTCCTAAAAGAGAAATGGATTGACCGGAACAATCACGATGGATTCATGGTCTTAAAAGTGCTCGTTACTCAGAAAGGGCTGGAATTTCTCGCCAACCTCTTTAAGGTGGTAGAGCAACCTAAGGAGGAAGCAGAAGTAATTTGATTAATTCCAACCATTATGCCGAGCGTAACAACTGGGGTCATCAGCACCCCAGTTCAACCACGGTGTTCAGCACCGCAGTTGTTCAACTATTATGCTGGCGCCAACAGTTGATTTTACGATTAAAATTCCTAAATCGCTAAACAATTAGGAGATTATTTATATTTTTGCAAAAAGAAGGCGGTTTATAAGCAAGTCGTGGATTGTAGTTCCACGGGGCTACTTATGAATCGCCTTTCTTCTTTTCCAATAATCTCAATATATTTATGCTATCAGAGATACTATATAACGATGTGCTACCATCCGCCTGCTCTTTCACAAGAATCCAAGACTTTTCGTTTTCCACTTTTGTCTCAAACAAATGAACAATAGCATTATATCCATGCTTATCATTTCCGCAACCAATATATTCCGCATCCTTTATCACAGAAGCTATATCCAAAAGCATTTCATTCTTTTTCTCGTAATATTTATGTGGCTGGTTCAACCACTCTTTTATACCACGACCGGTAATCTGTATATCTTTCCGAAAATCTTTATTCCGAATAACAGTTTGTTTTAATAAAGAAGCCTTTTCCTTGATCTCCTTAAATCTCACTTTATCGGACGCTACATTAATCGAATCCTTTGGCTTTCCATCACCCAGTAACCATTCAGCGAACTCCTCATGATCCATCATAATCGGCGTAGATATGCAAATACAAAACGGGTGCCATCCTGTAAACTTGAAATCCTTCGGGTATTGGCCAGCCTTGGCGTCACACACAGGACACGGACCGTGATTCGTTGGTGAACGTTCCACCTCTATACCGATCACGAAGTCCATATTCTGCCAACGTTCATAATCGGCAGTTCGAAAAGCCTCGTTTGTTTTCGTTGCTGCTAGTCGAAGGGCGTTTTTATAAGATGAACGATAAATACCCTGCCCCGGATGATAATCTTTCATCGGCTGGGATGGGACCAATTTGCCATTCGCGTCCCTTACACGGCGGAAACGACGGTTGGGTTCGGTTAGTAATTGCCGTATATCTTGGCTGATCAACGCAGCCGGACGGCCGGAAGACAAACCCGAAGAAAGATAATACTCCAGATTATCCATAGCTCCGTCCGTTATATCCCAGACACGGGAGGATATGGTTTTACCAAATTCATCCTTACGTTTCAACAGGGTATTCAGCGCATCTGCACTTCTGGAAAACATCTTATCCTTCAACGTACTGGATATGGCCATATCCTTGATATAACCTGTTACCAGTTCATCCGCTTTCCTATTGCCTAAATTCCATACATCGGTAACTGTATTGGATATATTGCTTACGAACTGCGTATGCAGGTCATCCAACAGACGTTCGATTTGCTTCTCTATGGTAGCGTTGCCTATCCATACACGGTCACCGCCATGATCCGACCATTTAGCCAGAAGAGGTCCTACCCTACGGACAAACTCGTCAAACGAATACTTTATGCTACCTTGTTGCCGGAACAGACATTGCAGGAATTGTCGCTCATGAAATGATAGTTCTTTCATTCTCCATATCCCATTGTTAAGCCGATCATATTATTGCGTTGCGCTGCTGTATCTTCCTCTTCCTCCATCAGCTTCATTTCTTCGTCCAAGTCTTCTGTTAGCGGAGAATGAGCCGTAACCGTGCGCTGAGCGTTAATCGGTTTGCCTCCATTGGCAACAGAGAGTGTTTGCAAGGTTTCAGCCAAATCTTCCGGCAAAATGGAACCAAATTCCACATCGATCAGGTTGTTTACCAGCTGGGGACGATACTTGATGTTGGTAATATTGCATATCCCGGCCAACACGACCGACACACAACGTTGTACGACCGGACCGAATGTTTCCATGTTCTCACTCGCCTTGATGGTCGCATCCATCAGCATGAATTTACGAGCGACACCGGACAGGTTGCCAATGCCTTTCAAATTGTCAAAGGAAAGGTCTGGCGTGGATGTACCGGAAAACAGCTCGCATTTGGTTTCTTCCAACTCTTTATCCACAGATGGTTGAGAGCCGTTCCAAGTAAGGTATTCCGCATCGCCATGATACAATTGTTGCGTTTCCGGATGTACTTTAGACGTAAAAGACAATTCTTTGCCGACAGTGTCTTTAGTCGGCAGGTCAGCCACATCGAATGTCTTCAACATCGGATCACCATAGTAATCATTTGTATCCACCATGCGAGAAATACGCATTTCACGAGCATCCATCAGAAACGCTACTTCATCCCATTCAGGTTGGAATACATCGGCATACACAACCGGAATTTTCCCAAATAGATTGGGAACCTCTTTTATCACCCAGCCACCCATTTCATCGATAGCCGTAATAATCTTATCCGCCATCCAAATCGTGCAGCTGTTCCGAATCATACCATTAGAGTTCACTTGGTAACGATGGATAAAGGCATCCATATCATCGTTATCGTCGAAATGGGGATAAAATTCAGAGAAAGTATTTTCATTACGGGGAACAGAAAGTGTTTTTACTTTTAACTCCGTAATCAATTTGCCGTCTAATCCTTTGGAGGTATACGGATAGAACACAAGAGCAGCCTTACTTTCAGAAAGCACCTTGCGAGCGAATGACTTCAAGACGGATTGCATCTTCAACCGGCGTTCCCATACACGCTTGAACTCTTGAAAGCCATCGTTTTGATCAGCTCCGGTAATCGTCATTTGCCCGCCGAACAGGAAAGCGACAGAGGTACGCACCTCCTTCTTCGGAAAGTTGGTTACGATACGGGCCACATCTACGATCTTATCAGGAAGGCGTACTGGTTCACCATTTTTATCCACCAAAGTATCCGAATAGACTTCTAAACGCTTAGGCTCACGCCAGCCAACAGAAGTTTTACGTCGCCGGCGCTCACCGTGGTATTCTCTGTAATATTCTCTTGGTTCCCGGTATTCAATCGTATCGATACATAACGTACTGACTACCTGCCCAAAATCTTCATTCGCAAGAATTTCGCTTATACTTGGCATAATTGTTTTATGCTAAAATATAAAAGCAAATAGTTTTTCGCTGTCAATACGACCAGTATAAACAAGTTCACTTTGAAATGTAAAAACCAAGAACACATATCAAAACGCAAGTATGTGGCAGAAAAATATCGGGATTTTATCTAACACGTGTCACAAATATCAGAAAAACACTTTCATTTTGCCACTTATCGTCCTCTTGCGACCCGACGTACAGAGTTAGCCTTACATAACCCGATGAACTCTACATTCTCGGCAAGGATCGTCATACCGTCCGGTGCATCATCATGCTTGTTGCCACCTTCTTTCTTATAGCTGGTAAGCGCTTTCATAAATCGGTCATAGTCCGAACCTTTCTTATACTCACATTCTTCCAGGAAATAACAATGCTTCTTAATCCAACCAGACTTCAACAAGATACGTGTATCCTTATTGGCTGTTGTCGGTTTCGCCTGAATGATACATTTTTCATTCTTTGCCTTTACAGCCTTACGGACATTCAGAGCAAACAGACGGCCGCCGTTATTGCTTTCGATACGCATATTGTCGCAGCGGGTGTCAAGAATCAAGGGAACCAACTTCGGTTCGGTAATCTCGACATTGTCTTTCGTAAACAGGACATCGGTAATGAAATACTTTGTACCGAATACTTTGGCAATCGGTGCACAGAAATCGTCGTCTCCTTCGTCGGCCACATCGGTAGCACCGATCACGCCATCCGGCTGTTTACCTTCGATATCTGCCAGCTTGAAGCGGTTCAATTCTGATTTTGGGAACAACAACCCAATAGCCTCGATCGGTTCCTGCATATACTCGGCACACCAGATGGAATCGTCCGTTTCCTCTCGTAGTTCATGGTAATACTCTGTCGTATGTACATCCTCACAAAAAGAGCGGTCGTTCTCATCCAGGGCTGCGATACGGATAATCTCGTCATACTTCCCCATTTCCTCCATACGACCAAGAACGTCCGTAGCCGACCAGCGGGTACCGATGTCGATTGAACAACAGTTTCCCTCGATACGAGAATCATGTGTTCCCTGCTTCCAAGACCAGACCTTTTCGTTATTGGTGTCAGATAGTGCATCTTCCAAACTCTTATACAAGTCGTCGGTCATGGCCAACATAGACGCACCGAAACCGATTACCGTACCGCCTACACCAGCCCCGAAGTAACTCACCTGCCGGGCAGCTTCCAAGCTCCAGCCATGCACGTTCTGTTTATCACCACGTAGTTTTACATCCGGAAAAACTTCTTTGAACCGGGAAGAGCGGACAATATCACGGGTATCGTAGGACAGTTTGTTGTACAGCGTATCGGAGCAGCAGTTACGCATTACTGACTCCTCCGGGAAATGGCCAAGCATCCAGGCAATGAATAACGACGAAATATATGACTTCCCGGCTCGCGGAGGCATAGACACAGCAAGCCGGCGGATGATACCAGCCATATATGACTCGTACACCCGCGTAAAAGCATCAGCGACCTTCTTCAAGAATAGTCGCTTGGCAAAGAACTTAGGATCATGGTAAAGACAATATGACCAAAAGTCATTATTCGCCTCCCGTCTCCTCAGTAATATTGCCGCTTTCGCCTGTTGTATTAATATTTCCCGATTGTTCTTTTTCGCCATGGATAATAGCCCTTAACTCTTCATCTGTCATACTCTCCAGGTCATCGCCCAGCTTATTACCAATCTGCAACTCTTTCCGGTCGCGCCACTTCTCCGGTTGCCGGTTCTTCAACCAAAATATCGCTGCTGTTGTATCTGCCGGCTGATGCTTCTTGATATGCTTCTCTCCTACAACCAAGCCATTCTTGCAGACAGTATGTGTTTCCTCGAAGTCGTAACCGATTGCGCGGTTGTACAATTTCGAAGCAACATTAGAGTCTGCAATATCCTTTCCTCTTTTTAAGGAGTCAAGGAATTCTGGATAATCTTTCTTCCATTTGTTAAGAGTTTGCTTTGATACACCAAAAAAATCAGCCAATTCGTCATCGGTAGCTCCTAACAAAGCATAATTCTCCGCTAGTTGAATATACTCCTCCCGAAATAAACTTTTTCGACCTCTAGCCATATCTTTTTATATATTATAGGAAAAGAGAGAATAATTCTGTCATTCTCCCCTCCCTCTACTTCTACATTAATTCTGCCATTTCTTTTGGCGATTCTGATAGATAAAGATTAAAAAACAAAAAGAGTTTAAATCACTTATACATCAAAGGATCCTACTCGAAGCCTTTTTCATTTATCTCATCATCTTCTGTTTTTCTGCATATACCTGCACATACTGACCAAAATTAAAGATATTGATTACAACATCTTTTATTGCATTAATCGTATAATACATCAAAAACATCAGAACAAATAAACATACCCAATTGTATGCATTTATAAAACTGCTCCAAGCTTCAGGTAGCGATATTTCTGCTTTTACAACAATACAGGCAAATGCGCCTACAATAGTTGTCAAAAACATCATCCCCAAAACAACTGCAAAAATCGTATTCAAAGACTGAAATAAAGAATAATCTTTACCTTCTTCCTTGAAATTAATCAATCCTCGAACAAACTCAGAGTTGCTCAATCCCATCATTAAAGCATAGCCTGACAAAGTAAACCCAAGCATATTTGGACCCACAGATAGAATTGTCGAAGCAACATACTCTATTAAATCTAAAGAAGCTTTTCCCGAAAAGAAACAGATAGCAAAAGAAACTACTGTTAAAACCAGCGGTAACCAAATAGATTTTTTTAAGTTCTCTCTGGAATATATCTTCCAGACAACTCCCCATCCCGGATAATAAATAGTCTTCATAAATCAGTTTCTTTTAATATATAACATCTATTCAGATGTTTTTTCTCCAAATCCAGCAATAGAACGTATCATTTTTTTCAATGCAGAAATAGGACTGTCAATAAACTCAACCACCTTTACCATTGGATGATCTATTGTCCGAATAGGATGAATAACTCCTTTTTCATCTATTTCGCTTGCTTCTACATATCCATTCGATGCGCTTAATTCTACAAAACCTGTTATCATCTCACTTCTAGTTACATCAATAGGAATTTTCTTTGAACCACTCAAATCAAGCACAGCCTTTTTAGGTCTACTTCTCTTTAACTGATCGTCTATTAGTTTTTTCCATCCTTTATTATTGTCATTATTAGAATAGGACACTACCACCTTTAACTTAGACAACGATGTTGATTTAATAATTCGATCTATCAGTTCTCTATCTTTTTCTGTATTAACTTGATAGTCATCCTTATCCAGAAAACGATTTAAAGCACTATTCAAGAAATCAAGTATTTGAGAACCGGAGGTTTCTTTATCTAAGAAAACAAGTCGATGGTACTCTGAGAAAAAATAATATTCCCAAGTCTTTAATCCAAGTCCTTTTTTAGGATCAGCACCAGAAGGGACCACTTCGTTTGTATCACTATCTAAAGCGGGGGCCTCTGGATCAAAAAAGCTGCATTTGCAAATGCTCCATAAATAACATTACCATCATCTGTTGTATAATAAGTTTGAACTCTTGTATATCTATCACCATAAGTGTTAACTGTTATCTTATCTTCAAATATCTTCTTAAAATATTCAATATAATTCTCAGTCTTTTGAGCTTCTTCGGGGTACAGTACTATATTGATAATCTTTACTTTTAATGCTTTTATAGGATTACTTCGTTTTGCCATATTGCTTAGATTTAAATGTTATCGGGTAAATATACGATTTATTAAATTTTCCACAAATAATCAGAACCTAAAAATCAATATATATGTAATAATTATAACAGATACTGCTGCATAACCTGGATAGCCTGTTCCACGCTCCGAACAATCACATACTTACTACCCGCCATTTCAACCTGGCGTTGGTATTCCTTTTGCTCTGCAGACTGTTTACCTGTAGATGTCTTGAACTCTAGACAAAGAGAAGCATATCCCTTTTTCGGTATCTGAAGGATTACATCGGCCACTCCACGTTTAACACCTTGGCGCTTCATATTAGCCGCTTCTATTTTATGCCGGCTGCCACCGTTCGGGACTGCAAAAAGAAGTCGATCCGGCAAATTAGGAAAGAATAAAGGAACCTTGCTGAAAAACTCCGACTGAATCCGAGCTTCTTCGTTATCATGGTGTTGTTTTTGTTTTGGAGGGTTCTTTTTATCAGAGTAGCAATTATAACAAATATACCCTTCTTCTGTTTTGATCACAGATACAGTCCTTTTATTACAGATAATACAAGAATGTTCTTTTATGCTCATTTTTAACTAATATATATAAGAAGAGAAATATGTTCCCCATTTTTTATGAAAAACACCTTCCGTAATTTGTGTCGTGCTAGCCATGCACTTGAACGATAGCGAAGGCCTCCTGTTTTAGTTTGTTTAAATCCATTGATTTCATTGTCTTGTTTGTTTTTGTTTATTGTTGTAAATGGGGGACAGTTGGATTCTGCCCGTACGATGTTTTTCCCTGGGCCCAACCAAATTTAAATTTGGTTGGATGGGGTGATTAGGTGTTAGGAAAAAGAAGCCCCGGAATCCACTTCATGGGAACCGGGGCTTTTGGGATTTGTTTACAATTTGGGGCAGAGGGGGATAAAAGCCTCTAATCATTCATGAGGATATTTTCACATACAACTCTTTAAACGAAGGGGTATTTGTAATAGCTTTTACTTGCATCGTCAAACGGTCTGGCTGTGTGCCGAAAAAGACCTCATTATGACCTTTCTTGATGTATCCTATTTTTTTATCTTCAAAATAGACCTCTACGGCCTTAGGGTCTTTGGGGTTGTCCGGCTCTGTTTTAAAGGTGAGGAAATCTCCTTTGCGCAGGGTATCCAGGTCGAACCCGTAATGTGTGATTGCTGCAATATCCGTGACGAACGACAATCCATTGTCCGGAATGAAAGAGGCCAGGAACTCGAAGCTGTCCGTCTGCATTTTCCCTTGTGTCATGGCCAACATATACAGGGTATCTTCCTTCAAGGATTGGTCCACCTCCCAAAACTCCAATAGCCATTTAGTGTCGGTCCGTTCAAAGTTGATGATACGTTTGGAGAACAAGTCCAACACGTTTTTCTCGTGTACCGTTTGTTCTAACGCCAACCCCGGATAACCCCTAAACCCATATTGCCTAGCCCTCTCCACACCCTCTTTCAGATATTGGAATACCACACCGGAATCTTTTTCTTCCAGTATACCTACCATGATTCTTGGTGAACCTTTCCCGACTCTCCACGAAAGGTATATTTTATCGAAACATCTGTTCATGACTATGTAGTATTTTGCTTATTCGCGAATCAATGTATTTAACTATAAAACGTTTTCTTTCTTCCGGTATTTTATGACCTGAAAAATTTTCCGGCACATTCTTGTCTATGTGGAAAACAAGATCTTGTAACATTTGTTTGTTGTAAAGTAATTTTACCCTTTCTAAAACCTGATGCACTATTTCATAATCATCCAAAGCAATGGTATTGACCAACTCTATATGATTCAGGTTCTCATTATTCCACCGAATATCAGGTTTCCCCTTTTCGATGAAATGATCCATCTTTTGTTCGTCAGCTAACAACTCGCAGACCTTTTCATCAGACAATTCCCTGGCTAGGCTGCTACCGCTATCATAGATAGTGGAAAAGGTAGTCTTTTGCCGGGTTATGATTTTCTTCAACGATTGGATTGTCATTTTGAACTTGACGAAAAACCGACAGAATACCATCCATTTGACAATCCAATTGGACCTCTCATAGTGTTCGCAAAACCTGTCGAACACTTCGAAATACTCTGATTTCTTTACGACAAGTGCCCAATTCTCCGAATGTCTGTCCGTATTTCCGATGATTGCGTCAAATATGATCATCTCGATCACATCCCTCTTCAAATTCTCCAGTTGTACATTTTTCAAAGCACTTATTATTCGTTGGTAAGAATGTGCCTTCTTGAAATTTTCACTGAAATCAGGATACTTTTGTACAATGTACCGGTATCCGTCATGGTGCTCTTCCTTATCTTCTTCGATAATAGATTTAGACAAACAGCCTATTTTATCTTTAAAAGAAGCGACATCATAAATCAAGACATTGAACCCTAATGAACGTCCCAATTCGGAGGCTATGACTTCAGACCAAAACTCATATTTGTAATTCTTGAATCCTTTGTTTATGGATGTTTTGAAATAGTACTTCTTGTCATCGTCAGGAGAGATAGCGATAAATTTATCTCTGGTACCTCCTGTATGGACATGGACCTGCGTTTTCCAGTTTGATATATCAATATATTTTGCCATTCATTTCACTTTTTGCAAAAGTAATACTTTTATAATTGATAGTATCCTTTGTCTGAATATTTAAGGGTAATGCGCTCGCTTCGACAGATAAGGGAGAAAGAGTGGACATTTTTTTGTTGTAAGCTATTTCTCATACGATTTAAATTTTCATTAGAATCTTCATTTTTCTCCAATTAATATTTACACCTTATATTTTCGTTCAAAATCATACTTCCTAAACTCATGGTACGCTTGTTCCAATGTTTTAGAAGTCCTATCGCCTTCCGGTATATCCCAGCTTTTGGAATTATTGATACTATCATCCATGGCCATAGCCCCCCTTTCTTTCTCATACCGGCCAAGCCATTCTAAGATAACAGCCCCGTCTATCCGATCATAAACCTTTCCATACAATCCCTTTTTCGCCCGATTAAAACATAGCTTGAAATCATCAGGCTTAAAGAAATAGTATTCATCAATAATCAGATCAACTGTTTGTGCGACTTGCACCGCTCCGATCGATTTTCCGACATTGAAAAAATCTATCAAATCATTCAAGACTTTTACCATAAATCCACGAAGATGCGTCTCTCCAAATTCTTTGTTCATAACCGCTATAGAGCAACTTGGGCTATCAAACACGTCATTTACTGCTTTGGGCCGCAGACTGTTGTAATATGGCATCGGCAAGGTGCCCAAGATGCTCACGCTCGCGTCTCTTGTTTTCGGCATCAGTTCCAGAGGAAGTACGCCTGTTGTTGAGTCTATCTGTGACAACAGTTGTATTGCTTGTTGTTTGTCCATTTTTCTTTGCCATTATCTGTGAAACAATTTCATTAAACTTCGAATTAATATTCGTCACACTGAAGTTTTCCAATATCCATCCATCAGTGATTGAATCCAATAAGTACTTCAAAGCATTCAACACGCCTTGGTCGTCAATAGGTAAATTCTTCTTCTCCCGTTGAAATTTCAACTTCTTGAGCAAAGAAGACATATTTCCCGCATCTTTCGCACTCCAGTAATAGCTGGATGAGAAAAGAGCCTGATAGTGTTCCTCGAAAAGTTTCCTTGCTTCCGAGTTCAACGGATTAGGACGCTTTTTCGGTTTGGATGGTGGATTGTCCGATTGTGCCCCCAGTTCCGCCTCCCGTTTCTTCAACTCTTCTTCCAAAACACGTAAAGCCTCCTCCTTTTCCAAAAGCTCTTTTTCTTTTGCTTTGTCAACCCCCTTGGGGGGTGTGGGGGGTATATTATCTAAGTCTATAGTCTTATATAATATGCTTGGGTCTTTGCTAAGATTTTTACTTAAGTCTTTACTAAAGCGTTTGCTAAAGGTTTTACTAAAGTGTTTACTTAAATCATTTAAGTAATAAACGGGAGATTTTTCATTCCTTTTTCCTGACTCAAATATCAATAACCCCTTGCTCTGTAATCTATTCCTGCAATCGATTAAGGTAGGTTCAGATATACCGATCGATAGGATGATTCTCCTGTTGGGACATTCAAACGGATTTTCCCAACCCCGAATATTGCACTCACTTAACAAGAAGAAGTATAAGTACGCCTCGTTCGAAGAAAATTTGACGTTCTGTGATGTCTTCCAAAAAAGGTTTATGTAGTCTATATAGGTCATATTATACAGTCATTCTTTCAGGAATTCCCATCAAATCAAACAAAGTAGGAGCCTCGACTTCCATTTCAATCTCACGCAAATAAGTAAGGCTATCTTTCCAATAGTCATAATTAAGTTCCGTAGAAAGACCTCTACGGCCTAACTTGACAGCACAATAAGGGACGGTTCCAATACCACCAAACGGATCAAATACCAATTCGCCTTTGTTTGAATACCGTTCAATCAGCCTTTCAACGATGTCCAACTGAAGAGGGCAAATATGATTCTGTCGTTTCTTTTGCGACTGTTTGGTGTTAAGCGTCCGCATACGAACCACATCATCCCATATCCAATCCTTTTTGCTTACCGGATCAACGGCCATAAATGTCTTTGGCAGTTTCCCGTATGCATCCAGCTCTTCAGCAAATGAAACGTGCTCTTCATAGTTGTAGATATGTTCACGTTCGTAGTTACGGAACAAATGCCGAATCTTATCTATTCCAGCACCTTTCATATCTTCGTATGACAACAATGAATTGCCGGAAGACTTCCAACTTGCATGGGCATCGATCTGCCAACGGGCCAGCGAGTATTCGCTCTTGTCCTTCTTAACAGGCCGGTCGGCATAAGCACGTGAGGTATCGGTAGGCAACTTGCGAAATAGCAATACATATTCAGGGCATCCGACTCCCATCTTGGAACCATCCTTGCACATCTCGGTATAGCCCAAACGGTAGGTCTGGTTGTTTTCCCTCACCACATCAGTATCGACCGTAATGCGCCCCATATATCGGAAGCCATGCTTCATGTAATGAAATACAGTCATTTCGCTGAACGGATCAATAGTTGGCATACCATCCCCCGTGGCGTTGCCGAACAAAACACGATCTTTCACATGGATGCAGGCCAACCGACCCGGTTTCAAAATGCGCATTAACTCTGGTGTAAGATAATCCATCTGTTCAAAGAACTTATCGTTATCTTCATTGTGCCCAAAGTCATTGTATGTAGGCGTGTATTCGTAATGATTTGAGAACGGGATACTGGTTACGATCAGATCTACAGAGTTACTTTCCATCTTCTGACATTCCAATACATTATCGTTATTGATTGCTTTCCACAACTTTCCGGATTTTTCTTCCCGACTGGCGAACATCCAGCGCATCATCTTTTCCTCGGCCTGCAAACCGAACAAACCGTTATGCCGGACAATATCAGTCATATTTGCGACCATTTCCCGGTGTTGTGCCCATTTCTGCATGAAGCTCTTAAATATTTCACCCTCGCTTTCGGCATAGACCAGATAGAGATCAACGGGATGCTGCTGCATAAAGCGGTATATACGGGCTATCGCTTGGAACTTATCGTTGAAGCGGTAGTCAATGAACATGATTGCTTTATGACAATGATACTGGAAGTTCAGACCTTCACCAAGCATCTCCGGTTTAGCTGCAAGGTATTTCAGCCAGCCATCTTTGAAGTCGGATATTACCTTGTCGGCTTCTTCATCGTCTTGTGAACCATAGACAGCCTTACAACCAGGAATCGCTTTGCATAGTTCCAGCCGTTCAGCTTCCAAGTCATGCCATAAAAGGAAATGGTCGTCCTTGTTTTCCGGGCGATTGATTATCTCTACCACACGGGCAATCTTTTCCTGCATGTTATCTCGGCGTTCTTTTGCCGCGTCAGCAAGTCCGAGAGCAGCCTCACGAAACATTTTCACCTGTCCGTCACGATCAGCTCCAGCCGTAGAATTGTCCACATTCACAATCTCTTCATGTACGCGGAGTTCAGGCAACTCATAGCCAGTATCCGGATAACCGAGGTCGGAAGGCTTGGTTAGGAACAACGCCCATGTAGATACCCACAACCAAAACTCTTTTTCCTTATGCGGATAAAGTGTCAAGTTATTCGCCTTCGTGCTGTCTCGCTGAAAGAATCGAGTAAGAGCCTGTCCGGTGTCCATCACACCAAGATAACCAGCATAATGTATAAGTTCCTTGTATCTGTTTGGCGAAGGTGTAGCCGTAGCGACAAACCTGTAAGGAACACCCGAGAACAACGGTAGAAACTCCTGATAGATCTTGGTGCCGAATCCGCGCAACACGCTGGCTTCATCCAATGATGTTGCAGTAAAATAGGACGGATCTATTCTCACTCCATCCTCACCATCACGCACACGTTCGTAGTTTGTTACCATGATGTCGGTAGGACATATCATCACATCTGCCATAGTTCGGACATAGGTTACTTTCATGTGCAAGTGCTGTTCCGCTTGTGTCAGGAACTCGACCACCACACGCTTTGGGCAAACGATCAATCCCTTGCCTCCTTTATGGTTCAAGATTACCCGAAGTATTTCAGCTGGGTGACTGTCTTTTGCATACCGAAGCTGGAGAATATAGCACGGCATCCACCGGCAACCGCCCAACGAACGGTATCTTTTACATGAGGATATAATGTCGGGGTAATTTCTTCCGAATTAATTTCAAATCCTGTTTGATGGCTGATAGCCATCTTATTTCTTAGAAATTCTATATATTCCATTCAACTAAATCTTTTATGCTATCAATTTCTGACAAATCAGGTTCATATTCTTCTTCACCAGCTTTACTATCTGGTCGTGATACTCGCTTACGCCGTTACAGAAGGATCGGGACTGGACGATATCCAGTGTCTTCAAGTTTACCTCTATCGTCTCCAATCGTTTTCCAGCCGTGTCCTTTGCCGACAATATCAGGCATTCCGGCCGTCTGTAGTATCCGTTCTGATATACGCAATGGTGCATGACCTTACCTTCCTGATAAAACTGGGTGACACTTTCCAAAGGGCGGATGATTATATCCTCTTCTTCGATTCTCAATCCGAAAAACTTTTCCATCCGCTCGTAGAAGCCGGCTATATCCTTCATTAACTTTTCACGCTTACTGATAGATTGTGCTCGATTCCTTTCCTGTCTCAACTTGGCTTCACGTTCCTGTTTTATCTTTAGTAGTTTATCATGTACAGTCTTCAGGTTCTTAGGGCAGACATAGTGG